GGAAGCGGGATGGGCTACTTGTACTATGGACTTAGACGTGTCTGCGCACGTCAATACAATGTCCCTATTTGCACAGTGGGTAGATTCGGCTATTTCTAAAACTATTAACCTACCTCACGATTATCCATATGACGATTTTAAGAATGTGTATAAACAAGCATGGGACAAAGGTATTAAAGGATTTACCACATATAGAGCTGGTACAATGACTAACGTTTTATCAAAATCTTCTTCTATAAATAAAATACAAAAAACTAATTCTCCATCACGACCAAAAGAGCTATCGTGTAATGTGCATCATATTACAGTAAAAGGAGAACAGTATTTTGTGCTAGTCGGAATACACAATGAAGAACCATACGAAGTATTTGCTGGTAAAAATGGCTTTATCAATAAAAAAATTAAACAAGGAATAGTAATAAAGTTGGGAAGGCCCAAAGGAGTATATAAGGCTATCTTTGAAGATGGCTTTGAATTGTCTCCTATTAATGCTACTTGTAGTGCAGAAGAAGACGCATTAACCAGAATGACATCTACATCCATTAGTCATGGTGCAGATATACATATGGTTGTACAGCAATTAGAAAAGGTACGCGGAGATATGACCTGCTTAGCAAAAAGTATGGCTAGAGCACTAAAGAAATATATACCAAACGGAACCAAAGAAGACGGTGTTTGCGAAGAATGTGACAGTAAAGGATTAATACGACAAGAGGGGTGTATTACATGTACCCAGTGTGGATGGTCTAAATGTGTATAATAATTTCAAATATATAAAAAGAAAATGAGTAAGCTATTAAATATTTGTGTAACCATTATAGTGTGTATTTCAGCCATAGACCTTTACTGGCTAAGTAAAAATCGTGACTTCATGATTCCGATGGAGCAAAATCCCTTGGGAAAATGGTTGCTACATGCGGATAATGGAGACGTTTCGTTATTTATTCTTTGTAAATTTTTAGGAACATTTATAGTTATAGGCTCTTTATATTTTTTAAACTTTCACAAAAGTAAATATGCAAAAACGGTTGCTACCACTATAGCCATAGCCCAAATAATTCTATTATGCTACCTCTATTCATGAAATAGCGAAGTATAATATAGTAGTAAGGAGTCAGGATGCCGGAATACACTTTTGTCTGTGAAAAATGCTCAAGCACTACATCGCTAGTGTGTATGATCTCAGAATATAGTAATAATTCTAAAAAAATTAAATGCAATTCTTGTGGAGGATCAGTCTCTAGAGATTTTTCTAAAGATAATATTGGGGGATTTGTATCTGTAGGTTTGTCGGATTGTAAAACTATCGGTCAATATGCAGAAAAACAAACTGCGAAATATGGCCAACAGAAAGTAGAGGATATGATGAAACAAGCCAAAACCAAAAAGACTGGCGGTATGGATAAGCTACCTAAAGGCATGACCCGTATGGAAAATTCTAACGATTCTATTAAGTGGACAAAGGACTAAAGGAGGACCAATATGGCTAAAAAGAAAGTTGTGAAAAAGAAAACTGACACACACGTTATTAATAAAAAGAAGGGTACAAAGAAACCCAAAAGGAAAGAAATTATCTATACCATTACAGGTAAGCAAGAGTACCTTGAAAATGATAAATATCCCTGTATTAAATTAGATTCTGAAACAGCGCAAGAATCATCAGACGCATTTGCCATGAAGATCACTATCGATAAACGAACTAAGTACTATGCCAAGCACGGTAAGCATGGCAGGCTGTACAATCCTATTGGTATGTTTAGTGAAGGTATGGTTAGCAAACGACTTGGACATGCGGGCAAGCTAGAATGGCGATTTACAGAAGTGAGTGAAAGGGTGTTTAATTTTTATATTGACTTTTTAAGAACTAAAAATATTGCACATTTACACAATGCAGAAAGGGAGCTATTATGAAAAAGGGAAAGATTACTGCGATAGAATCGGCTTGTATTAAAGGTATGGTTGCGAATAATATATCTATAGCGGATATAGCAACCCAATTGAACAGGGGGTTGACTACCATTGAAAAAGAAATAGAACGTATTAAGGCCGAAGCCGTTAAAGAACAGTTGTATATTAAGGAAACTGCTTCTGGCAACAAAGGGGTAAGTATTATGACAGAGGCTGCGTCCGTACAAACAGATACTACTAAAGATACCAATACAGACAGTAAGAGCGATATTTCAAATACTCGATCTCCATGGATTCATACAATTAAATCAGATGGCTAAGTCTAGATCAGAACATAATCATTATCCATCACGCTATTCTCCAAATGTAGATGAGCATGGGTTTGCATGGATTAGCGGAAGACAGTACATTGTAGAGCTGTTGTGCGAAAACAAAGCTCTTCAAGACAAGTATAAAATAGGCACCTCACAGGAATTGCCACGGGGATTTTATACTAAAGAATTAAATCTTACACACTGGCAAAAGTTTTATCAAGAACAGATTAATAATCGTAGTCTGACAAAGCTTATAGAAGAGCATACCATAGACAAAATTATTGCATTTTTACGAGATAATAAATATATTGTAAGTCTACGACCTAAGTGGGTTCATGAAAAGCTAAAGGGATATAATTATTTACCCACCACCAAATCTAATTCGATTGATCTATCCTATGATTTTAGTCGTAAAGAACATTTTTCGAGCAATAATACAAAAAAATCTGTAATATCTAAATTGAAGGAATTAGAATAGAATGAGTAAAGATATTATCAAAGAATATGGAAATGTGCTGCATGATACATCATCTATAACTGATCAACAAGTTGATATTATATCAGTTAGCCCTAAGCTTGACATTGCTTTGGGTGGAGGAGTACCAGAAGGATCGTTGTTTATTATGACTGGTCCCGAAAAGATTGGTAAAACATTAACAGCATTAACATTTTGTGCAAACGCCCAAAAGAGAGATCGTCAGATTTATTACGGCAATATAGAGGCTCGTCTTCGGAAAAGGGATATAGAAGGCATTAAAGAATTAGATTCAAGCCCGGAAAAAATAAAAATAATAGGCTCAACTCAGGGCAATATATTATCTGCTGAAAAGTATTTAGGTATATTTGACCAAATAATACATACTCAATTAAATGCTGTATGTGTTATAGATTCTTTTTCAGCTTTGGCTAGTGAAGCAGAACTTACAGGAGATTTGTCTGATCAGCAGGTAATGACAGTACAAAAAATATTGGCAAAGTTTTGTCGAAGAATGGCTCCTGCGTTGCCGATAAATAAAGTAACGGTGGTTGGTATTACACACCTGATGGCAAATATTGCGTTTGGTAGGGGAAAAGCTAAGGTGGAAAAATCGGGAACCGCTTTAAAATATCAAGTAGACGTTAAATTACACGCTTCACATACCAAGCCTATTATGCAAGGAGATACGCAGATTGGACAAACGGTTTTTTGGCAAGTGATCACTTCTGCCATAGGGCCACCCGGACAAAAGGTAGAAAGCCATATCAAATATGGGCGTGGAATTTGGAAAGAAATGGAATTGGCTGATTTGCTCATTGATTTTGGAATAGTAAAAAAGAGTGGTGCGTGGCTAACACTACCTAATGAGGAAAAGATGCAGGGTAAAAATAATCTGGCGAAATATTTAGAAGAAAATCCAGATCAATATAAAGAATTTGAAGACACTATTTTCTCTATGATTGGAATCGAAAGGTAAACTACGATGCAAAAAACATTATTAGCAATATTGTTGTTGGCGACTAGCACCGCTCAAGTTTTTGGTGCGGATACGGCATTGTATCAAAAATTACAGGACGTATCAGTAACAGTCAAGGCTGCGGGAAGTGAGGGGTCGGGGGTAATTATTACTCGTGAAGTGTCAGTAGGAGATGCAACAGAAAAAATTAATTTTGTATGGACAGCTGCGCATGTAGTAGCTCGTTTGAGATCTGTAAGAAATATAATTGAAGATGGAACACCTAAAAAGATTGTTGAATTTAAAGACGCGCAAATTGTAAAAGAATTAGTAGAAAATGGTCGTCGTGTTGGCGAAATTAAAATGGATGCTAAGGTTCTTAAATATAGTGATGCCGAAAGCGGAGAGGATTTGGCATTGCTACTTATACGTAAAAGAAATTTTGTAGATCAAAATATTTTATTCTATCCTCTCGATGAGCCTATATCGGTAGGCACAGAACTATACCATGTTGGTAGTTTATTGGGACAGGTTGGGTCAAACTCCATGACTCGGGGTATAATGTCTAAGGTGGGGAGGGTGTTATATTTAGGAACCGGAGATGGGGTTGTGTTTGATCAAACTAGCGCTCCCGCATTTCCCGGAAGTTCAGGTGGAGGTATTTTCCTTACCGAATCATCAGGAGAATATACAGGTCGATACGCAGGAATGTTGGTAAGAGGGGCTGGAGAAACATTTAACCTTATTGTTCCAGTCAGACGTATGCGTAAATGGGCACAAAAACAGAATGTTTTATGGGCATTAGACGAAACATTACCAATTCCATCATATCAAGATATTATAAAAATACCTATTGAGCATAGATTAATGGAAACGTCAACGGCTACAGAAGACTCTAAACAGTTTCCAATTCTATTACCACCTAGTGAGAATATTCGACGGTTACCTCCTATTAAGTAAATAAAAAATGAAAATTACTGACTTAGAAGGAAATATTCATCGTTGGAAAAGCACAGGTGCAACGGTGAGATTCAATGAACAACGTCCAAGATCTCAGCTTCATAAGAAAGCAAGACTTTTATTACGTGAGGCCTATCCTACCTTACAAATTTGTGAAGAGGTAAGTGTACCGTTACGACGTGATAAAAAAATATTTCTAGACTTTTATATTAACACTATTAAAACTGTTGTTGAGGTGCATGGGCCACAACACTATAAATTTAATAGCCTGTACCATTCATGCGCACAAGATTTTTTGAATCAAAAAAAAAGGGATGTGGATCTGCGAGATTGGTGCAATCTAAACAATTTAAATTATATAGAATTACCATTTAATGAGGACGAGGAACAATGGCGTCAAAGACTCAAAAAATAATAAACAACCGAGATGAAAAGGGGGGAGATTATGCTAAAGAGCAATTGGATAAATTAGATAAAGTATTGGACGAATACGAATCTTCATTAGGCCTCCCTGTATTTAGTCATGAATTTCATGACAACACCGCTAAAAAATACTTACAACTATCTAGAGACCAAATTGAAAAGCTAACACCAGAACAATGTAGTGAGGCTGCTTTATTATTGTCATCTCTTGCATTTCATATTCAAAGGAATTATAATAGAGAGGTTGCTCGCATTAACTGGGCTGACAAAACTTTAAAAACAACTCTTGCGGGAAGAGAACAGTCCTACAAGGGATCGTGGGAAAGCCAATTTAATCAGGCTGTAAAGGAAGATGGATATACTAGGAAGATATCTGATATTAAACGATATGCCCAACAGCGAGCAGACAGGCTAACCTATCTATCCTCTTCTATGAAAAGTATGTGTGATGTTTTTCTTAATGTTCAAAAAACAAAGGCATTAAAATATGGGTAACAAAGAAGACTTACAAGAGATGCTAGACAAGTTATCAGAAGATGAACTGTCTGCTTTAGGAGAGCTGATCAGTAAAGCCTCCAATAAGCCGAGAAACAGACGGCGAGGAAGAGGCAAGGGTAAACGAAAACGAAAAAATAATCCTCAATCACCTGCAACAAACAACAACTCCTTTCTCGACGGTGTCGCTTTAAGTCCTGATGAACAAAAAGAACTCAATGAGGCCTCTAAGTTCGATAAAAAAAGGGGGCTTGACAAGCCAAAAATTGGTGGTACAATATTAGAAAGCCCTAAATTCCAAAAGGTTTCTATCAAATGCATGGGGTGCGGTAAAGAATTTAAAATTTCACCTGCTTTGGTTCCACCAGAACGAGATCGTTATAAATGCAACTCATGTATATGTCGTGGAAAAGATTGATCATAGAAAGGTAATAATATGTATATGCTTACATATAAGCGTGAAGATGGCTATCCAGTTAGGTTGGTTTTTGATTCTCATAAAGAAGCCCAATATTGGGGTTTGCAATATTCTATAAAAAATAATACAAAAGAATATGTTGTATCAGCATACCCCTCCTCTTCCAAAACGAAGTGACAGTCTTCCTTTTAGATTGTTGATTGATAACGCATAAACATTATACGCGAGGATCGTTACATATGATATTGTCTGATGTGGCTGCTGAAAGAGCAATACTTGCAGGAGTATGTAGGTATGGAACACAAGCTTACTATGATGTTGCAGATTTAGTAGATGTAAATAGTTTTACTATTGAATCTAATTCAATGATCTATGCCTGCCTGCAACACATCATGAACAAGGACATAAACACATCTATTGATTTGCCAATTATTTTATCGGCAGCTAAAGAAATCAACTTAAATAATTTGGTCTCAAATAAAGAAGAGGTCCAGCACTTGTCAAGTATAATGAAATTTCCTATACTTATAGACAATGTAAGAAAATTAGCAGCAAAAGTACGTAAGCTACAGATAGCTCGCATGATGTACGATCAGCTGGAATCTACTAAGGATCGTTATTCTCAAGTAAAAGGAGATGAGTCGATATCTCAGATATTAGGCATTGCGGAAGAGTCCATCTTTGATTTTATATCTCTTCTTAATGACAGCGATGATATTCCACAAAAAGTATTTCATGATATAGGAAGCAGGCTGGACGAGCTATCAGAAAACCCATTAGATCAAGTAGGTATTTCTACTGGTTTTAAGCGTTACGATTACGCTATTGGGGGAGGATTACGCCGAGGTACTGTTAATGTTATTGGTGCCCGTCCCAAAGTTGGTAAAACTTTATTTGCGGAAAATTCTGGAATCTATATAGCTCGTGAGCTTGGTATTCCCGTTTTGAATTTGGATACTGAAATGATACTTAAAGATCATCAAGATCGTGGAATTGCTATGTTGACTGAAGTAGCAATTAGCGATATTGAAACTGGGCAGTTTGCTTCTAACAGTTATAAAAATCAAAAAATACGAGATACAGCTAAGAAAGTTAAAGACATTCCATATTACCATAAGTCAATTGGAGGAAAGCCATTTGAAGATCAGCTTTCTGTTATGAGAAGGTGGTTAGCTCAAGAGGTGG